GGCTATCTTGGATACAACTCCAGAGCCAACTGTTACACCGGCAGAGGTTGCTCCAGTAGAAGCTGCACGTCCAACGATTAGTGCTGCTATCTATGCTGAGCCACGTACGCCAATCAATTCACAAGCCAAGTATCTGCAATATGCAGTTAAGGCACAATTAGGAGATCACGAAGCTGGTCTATGGGTAAGAGGCGAAGATGCAAAGGCACAAAAAGTAACTGCTGCTGATGATTCATTTACAACCAACCCAGCATTTTCACCGGTTTCCTATGCTACTACGGTCGTAGATACACTTATTGGATCACGCCCAACTATTGAAGCATGTGGTGGTGCTAAAGTAATTCCTAATTCCGGAATGACTATTTCACATCCAAAAATTACTACTTCAGGTACTGTTGCAGAGACTGCAGAAGGCGGCGCTCCATCAGAAACTGGTATTGTCAGTGCGTATGTAAATGCGACTGTTAAGAAATACGCTGGATTGCAACGCTACAGTGTAGAATTATTAGAAAGATCTAGCGATAATCCTGCATTCTTCCAAGCGATGTTAGACAACATGACACGTGCGTACAATAAATCCACTGATGCTGCCGTAATTGCAGAAATTGTTTCAGGCGGAACTTTATCAACATCACAAGCTACTACCTATCTAGGTATCCAAGCATTTATTGCACAAGCAGGACCAGCTGCATATCTTGCAACAGGTGAACTAGCAAGCGCATATGTTGCTGGTACTTCACAATGGTCATTATTGATCGGCGCTAAAGATTCAACAGACCGACCAATCTTCACATCACAAAATCCAATGAATGCTGGCGGTACTTCATCACCAACATCAATTCGTGGCAATGTCCTTGGATTAGATTTATATGTTGATGCCAACATGGTATCTACAACTATTGATGATTCAGCATTTATTATCGTGCCATCAGCAATTGCAATCTATGAGAGTCCAGTACTAAGACTTTCAACTAACGTGCCAACATCAGGCGAAATTGAACTGATGCTGTACGGATACTTGGCAACTAAGACACTTGTGTCTGGTGGTCTACAACGCTACAACATGACAGCGTAATAAAAGCAACAAATTAAGAATCCTTGGGGTTTAGTAGCCCTAGCCCCAAGGAGCTATTAGCAAAGGAGTAGAGATGGCCGCAGCATACGTAACCGTAGCCCAGCTGAGAAGCAATTTGGGAATCGGGTCGCTCTACTCTGATGCCGATTTAGAAAACATTTGTCAGACATCAGAAGATTTGCTTAATAATTATCTTTGGTTTAACACTGCGCCAGTAGTCGGTGTAAGTTTAAGTAACAACGTTGCGACAGTAGTATTGGCTAATCCAGGTATATTTGTGACTGGTCAAAGCGTAACCATCGCAGCATCATCAGCCACATTTAATGGCACATATACAATTACAGGCTCATACCCTGGTACAACAGTACCGGCATCTATTGCCACAGCATTCTGGACTGCACAAGCATTTAGCAGTTACCCTAATGGATATTCAATTATTCAATATGCAAAAACAGCCAGTGATGAAGCATTCCATCGCATCTTGCCATACGGCACAGCTACCGGACCTGGTTACAAAACAATAAATTATTCTGCTACTCCAGCCATAAATCAGGCCGCCATGATTATTGCGGTGGACATTTTCCAAGCACGTCAAGTGTCTCAGAACGGGGGCAACGGTATGGATGGCATGAGCCCTAACCGTTACGCCATGGGCTACCAGCTTATAAATAGAGTACGAGGTCTCATCGCACCTTACTCTAGCCCTAACACACTGGTCGGCTGATGACAGCCGCAATTACTACACTTAGATCAACACTAGCTACTGATCTCACAAATACGGGAGTTTGGAATATTTTTAGTTTTCCGCCAGCGACTTTAATTCCTAACAGCGTAGTTATTACTCCTGGAGATCCTTATATTGTTCCATCAAATAACGATCAGACAAGCATTTTACCATTAGCCAATTTTAATATATTAATCTGTGTACCTGCATTAGATAACCAGGGCAATCTTGCTGGATTAGAAGATTTTATAGTAGCCGTAGTAAATAAATTAAACGCATCATCTTTGGTGCTAAACATATCAAGTGTCTCTGCTCCAGCTATATCTAGTATGGCAAGTGGAGATTTATTAAGCGCACAAATCACTGTATCAATTCTAACGAGCTGGAGCTAAAATGAGCACACAAGCAGAAGACTTAGCCTTCTTAATTAAGATAGGCCAAATTAAAGATGCACCAAAACCAATCGCACAAACTAAGAAAGATGAGGAATAACAATGGCCATATATCTAAATAACAATGTAGGCGTTAAATTGGCTACTGCCGCTGCGCCTACTACACCTTCTATCGACATCAGTTCGGTAGTAACAAATGCCGTCATTAATCAAATTGTGGACGAGCTAGAGGTCACAAGCATGGGAGATCTTTCTCATCGTTTTGTGGCTGGTTTACAATCCGGCACATTTTCCATCGACTGTATCAATGACTGGGCAGCAAGCCAAGTTATGACAACACTTAATGCAGCCTTTGGACAAACCATTTCAGTATCAGTAATTACTGTTAAAGGCACAGCTGTATCAGCTACTAACCCTTCATACCAATTTTCAATCCTTGTAAACAATCTAACCCCAATCGGTACAGGCGGCGTGGCAGAAGTAGCTTCAAGCAGTCTATCCTTTACAGTAAACTCCGCAGTAACAGTGTCCACAACGGTGGCATTTTAACTAAGGAGTAGTAATGGCAAAGTTAAAAATTACTAGGGCTAATGGTGAAGTTTCTGAGCACAGAATTACACCAGGAATTGAATTTAACTTCGAAGCCAAATATGGCTCAGGAATTAGTAAAGTCCTACGTGAACACGAACGTCAGACAGAAATATTCTGGTTGGCTTATGAATGTTTACGTAGGGCTGGCGCACAGATACCAATATGGGGAATCGATTTTATCGACTCACTTGAAACTGTAGAGGTATTAGACGAAGAAAAAAAATAATACAGCGTAATTCTATGACTTACACTATTGCAAGCCTTAGTGTAGAAACCGGAATTGCGCCACAAGAATTTATGGATATGGATACAGACATGTATCTAGCAATTATCCAAGTCTTAACCGATAGAGCTAAGGAGGTCAAAAATGCCAGTAGAAGTCGTAGGCGTTAAAGATGTCCTTAAAGGTTTAGAGTTTATTGATGAAGATATGCGCCAACGCATTAGGACTGCTATTGATCCTTTAATGCGTGGCGTGTCATTTAAGGCTAAAGGATTTGTCGCTAGTAATACAGATGTATTATCTGGTTGGACTAAAGCATCTGGAGCACCTGGCACATTCCCTAAATATGATGCTGGTGTAGTAAGAGCTGGTATTGGGTATAACCCAGGAGAAAACAAAACATTTAAGAATGGATTTAAGGTAAGCAACTATGTTTATAACGTTAGCAGACCTGGATCAATCTATGAGGTAGCAGGTCGCTTAAATCCACAAGGCAGAGCGCCATTTCAAATGACACCATCTAAAGGTGCTAGTGGTACATATAGCAAGAGATCTGCTCGAAGCAAAGCATTTGAAGAATACAAATCTAATAATCCATTTGCAAGCCAAGAATTTATAGCTAAATTAGAGCCAGTAACAACTCCACCAAAGATCAAAGATATTAGATCTGGTGGTAGAAAAACTAAAGGCCGTTTAATTTATAAGGCTTGGGCAGAAGATAGTCCTAAAGTTTATGAAGCAATTATCAAAGCTATTAATTCTACAGCTATAGAGTTTAATAGAAAAACCGAAATTAAAAAGGCAGCATAATGGCCAATGTAGTTGTCTCCGCTATTGCAACCTTTAATGGTAAAGCACTTAAAAAAGGCCAAAAAGATTTATCAGCATTCGATAAACAAGCCCAGCAATTGGGCAAAACATTTAGCAGAGTATTTGCTGCTACCGCTATTGTGGCGTTTGGTAAGAAAGCAATTAACGCATTTGCAGCCGATGAACAAGCTGCCAAGTCCCTGGCCGTGCAATTAGAAAATACTGGTAACGCATTTAGAGTAGATGAAGTCGAAGCCTATATTGCCAAACTACAAGGTTTATATGGTGTATTAGACGATCAATTAAGACCAGCCTTCCAGACTCTATTAAACGCCACCGGTTCAGTTACTTTGAGTCAAAAGGCATTAGAAACCGCATTAAACGTTAGCGCAGGCACAGGTAAAGATTTAGCCAGTGTGGTTGCTGCCATAGCCAAAGGGGCTTCAGGAACTACTACAGCTTTATCAAGACTAGGCACAGGATTAGATAAAGCAACCATAGCAAGTGGCGACATGAATAAGATCATGAAAGCACTTGATGAGAAATTTGCTGGCCAAGCACAAGCTAGATTAAGTACATACGCTGGCAAGATGGACCTGTTAAAGGTTGCAGCAGCGAACGCAACCGAGATTATTGGTAAAGGTCTGATAGATGCTTTAACGGCCATAGGCGAGGATAATTCAATAGACCAGGCTGCTAACTCAATGAATGGCTTTGCTTACGCTATCGCAAACACAGCTAAAGGCATGGGCGATTTAATAGCCCAGGTTAAACAGATAATTGATAGCGATGTTGGTAAATTCTTATTAGGCCTTACAGCCCTGTTAACTCTAGGCAAGAAGCAATTAATAGTAGGTACTCTAGGTCTTATTGCTTACGACATAGGCAAGAACCAGAAACCTACCTCTAACTTCACTTATGGATCTGGCAATCCTAGAGCAGATTTAATACTGCAGAAGAAACTTACAACGGCTAAAAAAGATGAATATAACATTATAAGTGCATCTAATAAGCAAAGAACTGAAGTAGATAAACTTAAAGACAAGTTTGATCTAGAGCGCATAGGTTTAGCAGCAGCCCTAAATTACAATATAAGCGCAGAGGATAAATTAAGAGTTAATGCTTTAACTGCCATAGCAAACAACAACGAGGCTTTGGCTAAAAAGTATAATGCTGAATTAGATGCTGCCTTAGCTGCTAAAAAACTTACTGATGCAATGACTACAAGTGCTGCTGATTTAGAAGCAGCCTTCAAGGCAACAATGGCTAGATTAGCAATATACAATCCAACAAACTTGGCCCCTGGTCAAACTGGTGGATATTCAAACGTACCATCCGGCGGTGTGCCAACTGGTACAACTGGTGGTAGTACAAACGTAGGAGTTAAAGTAGATGTAAGTGGTGCAACTGGTGGCGGAGTAAGTGCCACCGATATTGAGCAAACTGTACAAGAAGCGATGCTTTCCTTATATCGTCAAGGTCGCAACGTGGTGCCTGTCGGAGCTTTATAGTGGCTATACCAACAATTAATGCAGTAATAAATTTTAGTTCTGGCCCCGCAACTGCACAAGCTATGCAGATTGATATTGGTCAAATTGGCGTTAATGTGTTTGCTGATGCTGTAGCTGTAATAGTTGATGTATCAGATCAAGTAAATTTAGTACAAACTAATCGTGGCCGTAATGCGTATGCAGATGAATTTCAGACTGGCCAATTAACTTTACGCATAGTAGATCAAAATGGTGATTTCAATCCACAGAATCCATCTAGCCCATACTTTGAATTACTAACACCTATGAAAAAGGTACAAATAACTGCAACCTACTCAGGAGTAACTTATCCAATCTTCTCAGGATTCATTACATCTTATGTTAATAGCCAACCTAAAGATGCAACAGAAGTTGCCTATACAACAATACAAGCTGTTGATGCCCAGAGATTAGCTCAGAATGCTCAAATCTCAACAGTGACTGGTGCTACTGCTGGAGACTTATCAGGTACAAGAATTAATCAATTGCTAAATTCTATATCTTGGCCAAATACAATGCGTGATATAGATGCAGGTTTAACTACTTTACAAAATGATCCAGGTACTAATAGAACTTCTTTAGCAGCTTTGCAAACTGTAGCCAATAGTGAATATGGAGCAATATATGTAGATGCTTCTGGCTCATTTGTTTTTCAAGATCGCAGTGTAACTGTCTCATCTATTGGTGGCACACCAACAGTATTTAGTGATAATGGTGCTGGCATTCGTTATTCCAATGCTGTATGGAAATTAGATGATACTTTGGTATTTAACAAATCTACAGTAACTAGATTAAACAGCAGCAATCCTCAAGTTGCAACAAATCAAGCCAGTATTGACAAATATTTTTTACATAGTTATTTCCTAGATGGCCTATTGATGCAAACCGATGCCGTAGCCCTGGATTACGCTTTGGCTTATACCGCTTCGAGAGCTGAGACCTCTATCCGATGCGATTATGTCGAACTGGATTTATACACGGCGAATTACAATTCAGGCATTATTGCAGCACTAGACCTAGACTTCTTTGATCCAATCACGGTAATCACCACCCAGCCAGGCGGATCTACCCTAGAAAAGACCCTACAGATTTTCGGAGTAGCTTTTAACATTACCCCGAATAGTTGGAAAACTACCTTTACAACGTTAGAAAATGTTATAAATGGGTTTATAATAGGCAACGTAGATTACGGTGTCATAGGCGAAGACGTACTATCTTATTAAGGAGATCTAAATGCCAACTTTTCCAGTAGTGACCGGTGACGTGCTCACTTCAACAATTTTTAACGGCTTACCAGCCTTTGCAGTACAAACGGCTAAGACAGCAGATTACACAGCTGCATCTGGTGATGAGTACCAACAGTTAATACCTATGAATAAAGCAACAGCCGTAGCATTTAAGATACCAACAGATGCTACTTATGCTTTTCCAGTAGGCACAGTTATTACAGTATTAAGTATTGGAGCAGGTACAGTAACAATTAGCGCAGTAACTCCTGGCACTACAACAGTATTAAGTGCTGGTGCTACTGCAGCATCTCCAACTCTCGCACAATATAAATCCGCAGCATGTATTAAAACTGCTGCTAATGCTTGGTATGTAGTAGGGGCTATTGCATAATGATAGGTAATATGATTGTCAGTATTTCAGGTATAGGCACGCCACCAGGGCCAACAGTAACAGGTGGAACACTTTATACTAACGGTGGATTTAATTACAGGGTTTTTACTTCATCTGGAACATTAGGAATATCGGGTGGCACATTAAGTTGTGATGTTTTAGTTATTGCAGGTGGTGCAGGTGGCACAAGTGATTACTATCCAGGAGGCGGCGGAGCAGGTGGATTATTAGGTTTTGCATCTCAAAATTTTTCAAGTAATCAAACAGTTACAGTTGGCGGCGGTGGAGCTGGTGGATCAGCAGGAACTTTTGGATCTAATGGTTCTGATTCACAATTTGGATCTTTAACACTTGTAAAAGGTGGCGGTCGTGGTGGAAATTACACATCTGGAAATGGATCAAATGGCGGATCGGGTGGAGGCGGAGGATCTGGAGATGGATCTAGTCCACCGGGAGGAACTGCAACATCTGGACAAGGTAATAATGGTGGTGCTGGATATAATGAGTTTGCAAGTAGAGGTGCTGGCGGCGGCGGCGGAGGATCTGGAGCGGTAGGTGATGCAGGGCAAAACAATGCAAGCGGTGCTGGTGGTATTGGAACAACGGCATATTCATCTTGGGGCTTAGCAACTACAACTGGTCAAAATGTTGGCGGAACTGTTTATTATGCAGCTGGTGGATCTGGAGGAGCAGGAGTTGGAAGTGGATCTGCTTCAGGAGCAATTTCTGGTGGCGGCGGAGCAGGTGGCGCAAATGCAGCAGGTATTGGTGGAAATGGACTTGCTAATACTGGCGGTGGAGCAGGATCTGGAGCAGCATCGGGTGGAACAGGTGGAAGTGGAATTGTAATTGTGAGGTATGCAATATGAGCCATTGGGCAGAACTTGATAAAAATAATAAAGTTGTTCGTGTACTTGTCGGTGATAATAATGATCCAGCAGGTGATGAAGGTTATCAATGGTTAATAGATAATTTGGGTGGTACTTGGATTAAGACAAGTTACAACGCTGCAACTAATGGATTTAGATTTAATTATGCAGGTATTGGCTTTACCTATGATGAGGATTTAGACGCTTTTATACCGCCTAAGTGCCATGACGAGGCTACGCTTAATAACAAATGCCTATGGGATTGTGAGAATGCAGCGCATGACTCCCTGGCTATCTAAAGCAGCAGATACCCTTAGAGATGCCGTTACTACCTGGTATCCAGATCGCCGCACTTCCAGTGATGGGTGGCTTGGCGATGCTCGTCACGCTGCCAGAAAATCGGATCATAATCCAGACAGCACCGGATGCGTGCGAGCCATTGATATTGATTCTCGCTTGGATTCATCCGAAGGGCTCTCAGTATATTTGGCTGACCAGATCAGAATCTGTGCGAAGACCGATAAGCGTATATCGTACGTAATCCATAACGGAATGATTGCAAGCAAGATCCTTAATTTTAAGTGGCGTAAATATTCAGGGTTTAACAAACACACAAAGCACATACATATCAGCTTTACAAAGGCTGGAGATCAAGATGGCAAGGCGTTCGATATACCACTACTAGGAGGCAAAATATGAACATGAAGAATCCATACGTATTGACAGCTGGTGCATTCTTATCAGCTTGGGCAGCGTCAAACTTTGCAGCTGATTATCGTGCTGTTCTATGGGCAGTCTTAGCCGGAGTATTTGGCTATGCAACTCCGAAGAAATGACATTACAGGATTGGGCCTCATTTGGGGCTGGCGTTATCGCCGTGCTATCAGGCGGTCTATTAGGTTTACGTTTTCTAGTTAAAGGCTGGTTGAACGAGTTACGACCTAATGGTGGATATAGTATGAAGGATCAATTAACACGATTAGAAAAGCGTGTCGATGATCTCTTTATTTTAATTAGTAAGTCATAATTTTAATATGGCTAACACACGTAAGCGCAAGAAGATCAATAGGCGTGTGGTGCGCAAATCACCTGAGCCATTATCTAAATTAGATGTGTTTTATATTGCTAAGCATGAGATGTTCAAAGCAGCACGCAAAGCTGGATTCAGTGAGCCTATTGCACTGGCATTAATGGATAGCGCATCTTCAATGCCCGATTGGGTTGTTGGCGAAGATGGCATTATCCCTTCTATTCCTACTCCAGATGAGGATGACGATTAAGCGATATTTAGTTATCAGCGATCTTCAAATACCCTTTCACCATGAGGCAGCAGTAAAAAATGTTATTAAGTTAGCACGTAAGGAGAAGTTTGATTCTGTATTGGTGGTCGGCGATGAAATTGATTTTAATACAATTAGCAAGTGGGCTGAAGGCACACCTTTGGCTTATAAGCAGACCATTCACGAAGACCGTGAGCTTACTAAATCGATATTGTGGGATCTCAGCGAATACAGCCGTGAATGTCATATTATCAGGTCTAATCATTCAGATCGTTTATATAATACTTTATTAAAAGTACCTGGGTTAATTAGCCTTCCAGAATTACAATATCCAGCATTCATGGGATTCAAAGACATGGGCATGGAATATCACAAGACTGCCTATGAGTTCCATCCTGGCTGGATGCTTGCTCATGGCGATGAAGGCAACATGTCTCAGCATGCAGGTATTACAGCTCTTAACCTGGCTAAAAAATGGGGTAAATCAGTATTGTGTGGCCACACCCATAGACTAGGTATGAGTGCCTATGCAGAGGGCGTAGGAAGCCATTACAGAGCCTTGTATGGGGTAGAGGTAGGCAATCTTATGGATAGAAAAAAAGCCTCTTATTTGCGCTATGGAAGCGCTAATTGGCAGATGGGTATTGCTATACTAGAAACCGTTGGAAAGACGCTAACACCCACGTTAGTGCCTATCTCAAAGGATGGCTCATTTACCGCATTGGGCAAATATTACGGGTAACATCGTTACCAAATCGTTATACAAATACGCCCCAAAATCGTTCACAAAGTCATACAGACCTGAGACACTATTTCCATGCCACAGATTGTGGTATAGAAAGTAGGGCTACATGAAAATACAGATTGATCTAAAAGCTGGTGATTTTGAACAGCTGTGGACTAATTCAATGGAATGGATGAATCAAGATTGGGAAAAACAATCAGATCGATTTGATCCAACTCCATTCTTTACTTGGCAGTATGCATATTGGTTTGATAATTATGCTTCATTAAAGTTAGCAGAAGGCTTTATTAGTACATTAGGTAAAAATTATGCTATTCACAGCGATGAGGGCACAGGCGATTGGGTCATGCTGACCAACTATGCAAGTCCATGTCATCTTCGAAAGACATTGGTGAATGCATGAGTTTACAAGAAGCAGGCTTGTTATGGGTTGCAGTAATGGTTGTTATTATCTGGGCATACGGAATTTTTCAAAATGCCAAAGATATTTCCTATTGGCGTGGGCGTAAAGATGGTTTTGACATGCACCGCCGAATGATTGAGATTAAAACTGATGCCAACAACGACTGAGAAATTATTTGATGAAGTCATTGGAATCTTGCACATTAGGGGTACGCAGTACGGTCACCCAATTAGTAACCACAAACGTATTGCTGAACTCTGGTCGGCTTACCTTGGTTATCCAATACAACCAAATGAAGTTGCAATTCTCATGTGTTTGGTCAAAATCAGCAGACAAGCTGAAGATCCAGGAGTCGTTGACAATTACAAAGATGCGCTTGGATACATCGCCATCGCTAAAACAATCACCGATGCTATGCAAGACGAAGATGGAGCGTGGGAATAATGGCATTTGATTTAAGTGAGTACACCACCGTTCAAGAACGTTCAAATATATTTTGGGAAAGGTATCCAAATGGAGCAGTACGAACAAGGATTGTCCAGGAGTCAGACACTAGAGTCATTGTTGTATGTGAATTATTTAGGGACAACTCTGATGAAAAACCATTCGCAACAGGTGAAGCCAAAGAAGTCATATCAGATCGTGGCGTTAATCGTGACTTTGCGCTTGAAAATTGTGCGACTTCGGCTAGAGGCGTTGCTTTTAAGGTGGCTAATATCGGTACTGAAAAGAATGGACCTAGTCGAGAAGAAATGGCACGAGTAAATGAAAAACAATTTACGCCTAAGTATGGCCGACCAGGATCTAAATCAGCTGCGATGGAAATGGCGCTACATATTGTGGACACACAATCTAAAGATACTGGCAACGAGCCTGTACCTGTTGAGTGGTCTATTGGTGAAAGCGTTAGCCAAATTGGTGAAGTGGTTTCTGTTGGTTTTACTTGCCGGCATGGTGATATGGTGAAAAAAGAGGGAATTTCTAAAAGCAATCAAAAGCCCTATGCAGGTTATGTATGCAGTGCGCCAAAGGCAGAACAATGCCCACCTAAATGGGGAGTTTTAACCAGTGCAGGCAGTTGGTATTGGCCTGATGATTCAGAACCAGGCAAAGGGGGTGAGTAATGGGATATGTTGAAATATTAAGAGGTGGACCTTACCTGGAGCGCATAGAGAACGACCAGGTAAAGTTCATACCTTCGAATGACGTATGTATAGCTTGTAATGATGACAGGTTAATACATAGTGGTAATTACTTAGTTTGTACTCAGTGCCATACCAGGCAATAAGGATATTACCATAATGCACCCACAGTTCAAATGTAATGGATGTAAGCGTAATACCGAGTTTCTATGGTTAGAACAATTAGATACGCCGGAAGGCTTTAAGGCTTATCAATGTATGGATTGCGGCATAGTAGGTATTAAAAATATAGCCGAGGCTTTGCATATTCCTGACAGTGATATATGCAGATGCGATAAGTGTGGTGGGTGGATGTTTGCAGCCGTGGTCTGCCACACTTGTCAACTAATAGGTGCTAAAAATTAAGCCGTTTAGTGTGGATTTATACAACACAAATGATGATGCTAAAAAGCTTGTAATCCAGGTTTTACAGTCTAAAGGCTATAAAGCCTGGGTTAATCCTGACATATATGGCATAGACATTATTTGCCAATACGCTAATGATCCATACACCTATCACGAGGTAGAAGTCAAGCATAATTGGAAGGGTGAGTCTTTCCCATTTCCAACAATTCATTTCCCATTGCGTAAATTAAAGTTTGCCAATGCACGTTCCTACTTTGTTATGCTTAATCACGAGCGTACACATATGTTGATAATACCTGGCATACAGCTGCTCAAGTCACCGGTTATAACTAAATCTACTATTTACACTGATGATGAAAAGTTTATTGAAGTTAAAATTAACGCTCAATTTGACAAGCCATGCTAGGCTCTAGTGTAGCAGTGGCTCACAAAGCCACAAGGCGAGCCCCAACGGGTAAGCTCGCAAGGTGCTGGCTAGTTGGGATCGCTATATTCATAGTCTTTAATTGCTTTGAAAAGACTAATTCCGTTGCAGATACAACTAATAATTACAGACAATGGGCATTCATACAACTTAATAATATAGATGAGTTCTATTGTATAGATGCTCTTTACTATGCAGAAAGTAGATGGAATCCATCAGCTGTATCACCATCAGGTAAACACTTTGGTATACCACAAGGTAGATCTAAATGGCTTAGCACTGTTGATGGTTATAAGCAAGTGATGTGGGGTATTAAATACAATCAAGTACGCTATGGTTCTATGTGTAAAGCATTACAACATTATGAGTTAAAGGGATGGCATTGACAGACAGAGCAATAGGTAGTGCTAAGTGGAAGAAGCTGAGACTACAGATACTAGATCGAGATGGTAGACAATGTGGGTGTGGTCAACCTGCAGATACTGTCGATCATATAATTCCACGTAGTAAATTGGGTGACATGTGGAGCCCAGATAATTTACAGGCCATGTGTAAATCATGTAATAGCGCTAAAGGAGGCCGTTTTTTAAGCGTGCGTTCCACCCCCCCTGTCTTTCCAGA